AGCCAATAAAAGAATGCTACGAGCCAAAACACAAATTAGAGGATGCGCCCGCCAAGCATGAAACAGGAAGGTGGATCGGATATAAGACGGACGAAGGAGACAGTTGGAAGCGAGATGATGGCAGTCCTGTCTTCATGACGTGCTCGGAATGCGGAACGATGGTTCTGAATAACGGTTCTCCACATTGGAACTATTGCCCGAATTGTGGATTGCCTATGTTGGAGGACGAATCATGAACACATTCCTAATCATAATTGCATTATGGCTCTTATCAGCCGCCTGTCTCCTTGCGCTGGCATGGTGGGAGGATATGTTATGACATTTACAAGCTGTTACAACTGTCTCTACTACCACGAGAAAGACCACAACTGTCACAACCCAGAGTCGGCATTCTATCAAAAGCACGTGGAACAGGACGGCTTTTTCGGGAAGTGCAAGTGCTGGGAACACTTCCGGGAATTCGAACACGAGGAAAGAAGGAGGCGAAAACATGGGACGAAACGGTGACGCACTCCGCGCCGCAAAGAAGCTGAATGCGGTCTATAACCCGCCAAGGATCACAGGCCAATGGCTCGCCGAACACGACCGCCAAGTTATCGAGGCGTACAAGCACGACATCGAAGGACGGATGCAAAGAACCGCAGACCGCTACGTCCGCGAGTACTTCGACAAGATCGGCGCGGAGTTCAACAGCGGGGACGATGATGCTGATGTTCATACGATGATGAGCTATCTCCTCTCCGTCTCTGTCCGCGTGCTGATCGAGGACTTCGGCTGGAAACCGCCGCGTTATCAGAACTGCCGGAAGACCAAGACGGAGCGGTTCGCCGAGCGGGTGCTTGAAGTTATCGACGACATCCGCAACGATGAGCGGAAAGACATTCGGGACTATGCGAAAGAAACAGCAGACTTGTACGGGGTGCGGTTTACGATGGAGGCAACGGATGACGGCTAAAGAATTCCTGTTCGAAATCAGAAACAAAAAGCGGCTACTCGAGGCCACGATCCGAAAGGCTGAGGAGCTGCGAACACTTGCCGAGGGTGTTGGCGCGATCCGATACGACAAAGACCGCGTGCAGACTTCGCCGCAGGATCACATGAGCGAGACCGTGACGGAACTGGTAGCAAAGGAAGACGAGCTCGACAAGCTGATCGTAGACTATCGCCAGACCATTCTTCGACGCGTTCGCATGATTGAAGGGATGCACGACCCGCGTTATGTCCAACTGCTGACGCTCCGATACATTGACGGCCTACGGTTCGAGGAGATCGCGGTCAAGATGATGTACTCATGGAAACATATTCTCCGTCTTCACGGTGAGGCTCTGGACGCGTTCGCAGACCAGTACGCAGACCAACTCGATAAATGATGCGGTTGAATGCGAACAAATTTGGATATATTATGATAGCGTGAACGAGTGGAAAGATAACCTGATAACATTCTTTTTCATTGCACTCCTTCCTTTGATCCGAGAGGGCAGACCACGGCGGCCTGTCCTCTTTGCTTATTCGTTTTGCAAAGTCTTTGCTTATTGCTTGCAAAGTTGTTTGCAGATTACATCCGGCTAAACAGTTGCAAGGTTTCCTCCCAACAATGCAACACCCAGCGCACGGCGGACAAGGCGCGATATAAATACCGTTGACCCGTCTGAAATATGGCGGGTCTTTTCTTTGCAAAATATACCCGCCCCCCGGTTTGGCTCGCGATGCGTTCCAAGAAGAGCGCACCCCCTCCCCGGTTCCGAAAAACCTACCCCGGGGCAAAGAACAGCCACGGCGGGGCAGATACATAACAACAGTACCCCGGGCATGGTGATTCACGGCAGCAACAACCCGGGACGGCAACAAAACAGGAAGGTGGCGGGAGCATGGCACGGTCATCACGCTGGCCTTACATAAGACGCATGGCATGGGACAGAGACAGGAAGAGACGAGCGGTCTGCCACATCTGCGGCGAGCCAATCGATTACTATGTTGAACCTTCGTCAACGCCTGACAGTTACGAACCTGATCACATCCAGCCGGTTCACCTGCGTCCTGACCTTGAGCTTGACTTAAACAATATTGCACCGGCACACCGGCGGTGTAACCGTCAGCGAGGCGATGGAACAAACGGAACAAACACGATCGGGATGCGGTCGCGGAAATGGTGAATGGGTAGGGGCCAAACAATCTTCGGAAAAACCGTCAGCGCCCACACCGGGCCCATTGCAGTGATTTCCCTCTCCGAAGAAAGGAGGCAGGTGGCAACATGGCAGACGACAAGAAAATATTAAAAGAGCAGCTGCGGCACCTCGCCGAACGAATTCAGACGGAAGGACGCCGCATGGATGAAGAAGACTTGATTATTTCTTACGATAACGGCGGTGGTCAGACGGGCGTCCGCGAAAATCCATATTATCCGGCCTATGAGAAACTGCTTGCGAGTTACGTCAAGACGTTGACGGCGTTAAAAGACATAGCCGGAACCGACGCAGAGGTGCGGGCGCTTGACGATATCAGAACCCGTTTCAAGGTGGCGAAATGATGGGCCGGACTGAACCACGAATTTTCACACCTCCAGCGCGGGAACTGACACCGGAAACGTCGCTTGGATTCGCAGCGATTGAGTACGCGAAAGAAGTCCTGAAAAAAACACTGTATCCGTGGCAAGAATGGGCTTTAATTCACATGCTCGAGATTGCCGGCGACCTCGGCGCCGCGTGGCACTTCCGCTTCAGAACAGTGTTGATCATGGTGAGCAGACAATGCGGGAAGACGGTCCTTTCCGAAGTGCTAGCCTCGTTCTTCCTGAATGTGCTCTGCGTCGATTCTATCTTCGGAACGTCGTTGAGCTTGGACAAAGCGGAAGAGGTTTGGGAAGCAGTCATAAACGATCAAGAGACAATTCCCGAGTTATCGGCAGAGATAGACCGCGTTAGCCGGACAAACGGGAATAAGCGCCTGATCCTGACGGGCCTCAGACAATACAAAGTTGGCGCCCCGACAAGAAGAGCAGGGCGCGGCGATTCAAACGACTTAGTGATGCTTGACGAGCTGCGCGAGCATCGAGACTGGGAAGCATGGTCAGCTGCTGCGGCGTCCACAAACGCGAAACCGAACGGACTGATTGTCTGTTTCTCCAACGCCGGTGATCCTGACAGCATCGTTCTCCGCCAACTTAGGTCACAAGCAATTGCGGGTATTGATGGCGGTGAGGCGTCAAACTTCGGCGGCAATGTCGACGGAAACACGCTCGGCCTGTTCGAATGGTCAGCACCCGAAGGAGCAAAGACAGACGACATTGAGGCACTTGCGCAAGCGAATCCCGCGCTGGGTTATGGATACTTAACAGAGCGGGCGCTCATGGCGAACAGGACGACTTTCCCGGAAAGCAAATTTCGCTCTGAATGTATGTGCCAACAGGTCGAGACGTTGCTCCCGCAACCGTTCCCGGAAGGCGCGTGGAATGCCGGCATAGATACGGCGTCGGGAATCGCGCCGGAATCGGAATTATACTTCGGCATAGACCTGTCACAGAATCGGCGGTGGACTTCGATCGCAGTCGCCGGCCTGAGGACAGACGGGGCATGGCATATAGAGGTCGTGGCGCGTCAGATCGGCACGGAATGGGCGTACAAGTGGTTTGAACAGCGGCAGAAACGCGGACCGATGAATCTTGCATTTCAGGGGCGCGGCTGTCCGGTTGTTGGACTCGCTGAACAAATATGCACGCTTCCGAACGTGAACCGCATGGCGATAGAAGGCGGTGAATTATCCGCCGGTTGGGGCCGGTTCTGGGATGGGATCGCGGCGAGCGAACCGAACAGCGCCAGAGGCGGCACGAAAATATATCATCTTCCTCAGCCGGTCATGGATTCGCCAGCAAAGACGATGCAGCTTCGAAACCTTGGCGGCGGGGTAGAACTTCCCGACCGCGTGAAATCGCCGGATGATCCTTCGCCGATTATCGCCTGTTTCGTGGCGTTCACGGCGGCGACACAGACGGAGAGGAAGCCAGAAAAGAAAATTTATGAGAGTAGCTATGCATCAGGCGGCTCTCTTATGTTTGTATAACGGGAGGGCGATAAAATGCCTGTAGTAGAACGATTAAAAAGATTATTCGGGCGGCAGACGGTGTTCGTATCGCTGACACCCGAAGAAACGCCGGTTGTTGCCGGCATGGATGCGCGAAAACTGTACGCAACACAGGCGAATCTCCACGCCGTTGTTTCATTCCTTGCCGATTCTATCGCACAACTGCCGCTGAAGGTGTACAGACGTGACGGAGAAGACAACCGCGAGCGAGACCGAGACAGCGTGGCGGCGCGGCTTCTGTGGCGTCCAAACGCAGATCAGACGGAGTATGAACTAATAAACGCACTGGCGGTCGAACTCTTATTGATGGGGAGCGCCGTGCTGTGGATTCTCCCAGACCCCGACAGCAACAGCGGCTATCAGCTCCGAATCATCCCACGCGAATGGATCATCGACACAGACGCCGAAACGAACTATGCGCCTTCTGCGTTGAAGATACGAACCAATTACGGCGGAACAATCACTGTTCCACGAACTGATTTCATACAGTTTCGGATGTACTCGCCGGGCAACCCGGGCGGATATCAGTCGCCAATTGCGGCACTTCGACAGACACTTGCAGAACAGATTCAGGCCGACCGCTTCAGGACAGAAATCTGGCGGTCTTCAGGCCGGTTCAATGCGTACATTACGCGCCCGAAGGATGTTGCACCGTGGGATGATGAAACCAAAAAGAAGTGGCTCACATCGTTCCGCGAAGGCTGGGGAGCCGACGGAAGCAATGCCGGAAAAATGCCGCTGATGGAAGACGGCATGGAAATAAAACCGTATCAGTTCAGTGCAAAAGAAGCGCAGTACGCCGAAACAAAACAGCTGTCTCGTGAAGATGTGGCGGCGGCTTATCATGTAAACCCGTCGCTGATCTGGCACACATCAACACAGACATATGCGAGTGCGAAAGATAACGCCCGCGCATTATACGCGGACTGCCTCGGGCCGACGCTCCAGATGATTCAGCAGAGGATTAACAGCTTCCTCCTTCCAATGGTCGGCGCAGACGAAAACACATATGTTGAATTTGATTTAACGGAAAAACTGAAAGGAAGCTTTGAGGAGCGTGCGAGCATTCTGCAAGCGTCTGTCGGCGCGCCCTGGCTCACGAGGAATGAAGCCAGAGCAGACAACAATCTGCCGCCGATTAATGGCGGCGACGAGCTGATAACGCCGCTGAACGTCCTTGAAGGCGGTCAGACATCGCCACAGGATACGCACATGGAAGAGCAAGAGCCTACGACGATTCTACAAAATGACATGAAATGTTCGTGCGGATGTAAGGCGAAAACACAGGAGATCCGCATCAAGTCGCGTTCATCAAAAGATGAAGATGAACGCATGGCGGAAGCACTTTCGAAATTCTTCAGGCGTCAGGCAGATTCGGTTCTTCCAAAAATAGGTGCAAAGGCCGCCGGATGGTGGGATAAACACCGTTGGGACATGGAACTCGCCGATGATATCGAACCAATCATTGACGATGTGGCGGACACACACGGCGAAGAGGTTGCGGACGCGATCGGCGCAGAGTACAACACAGAACGAACGCGGAAATACCTTCGAATGATGGCAGAGGGCCGAGCGGCGGCGATCAACGAAAAGACTTACGAGAACCTAAAGAAGGCGATCAACAGCGATGATGAAAAAGATACGCCGGCCCACGTATTCGACTTGCGCGCCGGTGCGCATTCCGCAGTGTTAGGTGTGGCACTTGCGCTTGCGGCTTCTGGTTGGGCGGCGAATCATGAAGCGCCACAGCAAGCAGAAGCGCAGGGTATCGAAAAGACCGTGCTGAAAGAGTGGGTAACGGGCGACAACCCGCGACAGTCGCACGCTTTGATGAATGGTCAGCGGGTGCCAATCGATCAGCCTTTTTCAAACGGAGCATTCTGGCCCGGTGACGAAAATTTGAGCGAGGACGAAAGTTGCGGGTGCAATTGCTCGACGGACGTGATCATTATGTACTAAGGAGGCAGATATGGAGCATAAATATAAAGAATTCGCGCTTCGAAAAGAGGCGGACGGCGACGGGAATGACACCGGCAGAATATCCGGCTATTTCTCGACTTACGACCGCATCCCAGACAGCTACGGCGATGTTGTCGCACCGGGAGCGTTCACAGAGACAATCCAGAAGCGTAAAGAGTCCGGGCATCCGTTTCCACTCTGCTGGAATCATGATCTGAATATGATCATCGGCTCAGTTGATCCGGATGACATCGAGGACACAGCAAAGGGCCCGCTCATGACGGCGAAGTTTTTTGAATCAGCACTTGCGCAGGAAAAACGCGAGATCGTGAAAAGCGGCGTCGTTTATCAGTTTTCGTTTGCTTATGATGTCTTGGAGGCGGGGCCGGTCGAACTTGAAGACGGGACAAAGGCGAACGAGCTTCGGAAACTTGACCTTTTTGAAGTCAGCATCGTGCCAATCCCGGCGAACCAGAACGCTGTGATGACGGACGTCAAAGCCGGCAGACGGAACCGCAAATCAGACGAAGACACCATTAAACAGATCATTTCCCTCGCTCAGTCCCTTCTGGACGAGGTTAATGACGCAGACGATCCAGAAGACGGAGAGGACGCGCCGGAGGCCAATGTGGAAACAGAGGAGCCAAAGACGGGCAATCCGAAGAAAGAAAGTCTGCTCGAATTCATTAAAAACATGGAGGTTTAGTATGACCCTCAAAGAAGAACTTACTGCAAAGAAAGAGGCGCTCGCCGCGTTGAAAGAACGCATTGAAGCGAACGACGCCGACGCGATCACTGAAGGCGAAAAGCTTCAGAAGGAAATCGAGACCAAAGCCGCCGAAATCGAGCAGGCCGAAAAGAAAACGGCGCTGCTTAGCATTATCGGCAAGAAAGAAGAGGAAAAAGACGTGAACGAGGAAAAAGGCCTGAAGGCAATGAACCTTGAGATGCTGAAGAGTGCGCCCGGCACCGCAAGCACTTACGTGAATATCAAGGCCGCGAGCGATAACGAGGCTATGGGTGCAAACCAGATCATCGATTATGACAGAAGCGTCGTGGACGCTCACGCTGCGCTTTCTGTTCGTGCACTGTTCGGTCAGGAATCCATCAGCGGAAACGCCCTGACTTATTACGTGCTCGGCGCACTGGAAGGCACGATCGGCACCGTCGCAGAGGGCGCAAAGAAGGGACAGATTCACATTCCTTACACCCCGAAGACGGTCGCACTTCAGAAGACTGCTTGCTACTTCAAGGAGACCGACGAACTTCTGTCCGATGCTGCATTCCTTGAGAGCGCGATCAGAAATCGCGGCGTCTATGAGTTCGACAAAGCCGTCGAGGCTTACCTTGTTACCACTCTGCTCGGAACTTCCGGCGTGCAGACCGGCGGCAACACCATCGACTTCGACACCATCCTCGCAGCAAAGCAGGATATCATGGCTGATACCGGATATGCTCCGGATTCCCTCGTGATCAACCCCGCAGACTGGGCAACCCTGCTTCAGGAAAAAGGCGGTTCCGGCCAGTACCTGCTCGGCGGTCCCGCTTATGGTCCTTTCGGTAATGGAAGCTACAACCCGAACCCCCGCGTCTGGGGCCTCGAGGTAGTAGAGTCTGCTGCTGTTCCTACCGGCAAGGCTGTTATCGGTGCGTTCAAGGCCGGCGCCGCTGTCATCACAAAAGCTGGTGAGGGTCAGCGCGTGGAAGTGTCCAACAGCAACGAGGACGATTTCATTTACAACCGCGTGACGGTTCGCATCGAAGAGCGCCTTATTGAGGCTGTCAGAGTTCCTGCCGCATTCGCGATCGTTGGCGCCTGAGGGCTTGATTAACCGGGGCCGCTTCGGCGGCTCCAACTTATTTACGAAAGGCGGTGAAACCATGCTGAAGAAATACAGAATGCCGAACGGCAGAACATACCAGTTCGAAGAAGGCAAACAGCCGGACGCAGCTGTCGAAATTAAGGCGGTCGAGCCGTCTGACAAAGCTGTGAAGCCGGTGAACAAGACGCGCAAGGCGGTGAAGAAGAAATGAGCATATTGACAAACTGGGGTTATGCTCTGCCGGATGCGGATGCGATCCCGGAAATGATGACCGCCACGGAATACCGAACGCTGTCGGGTCGTTCTGATCCGGATGACCGTGTGAACGCGGAAATAGCCGCAGCAGACGCTGCAATTCGGAATTTTGTCGGCTGGCACCTTACACCGGCGATGGCGTGCCGATTCGAAACGATAGCGAGTGACAGACGCATTGTGTTCACAGGCAACGACATGTTAATTCAGCTTCCTGCGCGGCTAGTCTCAGCGGTTTCGTCCGTGATGATTCAGGGAACTGCACACGATGATTACTTCATCGATCCGGCGGGCCTCCTGCGCGTCTTCGGCGTGTGCTATCCGGGCAGGGCGGCACCTGTAACGGTGGAGTATACCGCAGGGCTTTCCGGCGACATGGTAGCACCAATCAAAGAACTCATTGCGCATCGCGTCACGCACGCGCTTGCGGTTCCTGCTGGCATAACATCGGAGGCATCTGGCGGCGTGTCTGTCACGTACAATGCGAACTGGATAAACAACAGCCGGGCAACGGCACTTGCCGGCGACAACAAGGAGCTGCTTGTGCCTTATCGCGTAATGGGGGTGTTCTGATGGCGGTTCAATCATTCTGGACGCAGACTATCACGAGGTTGAGGCCCGGCGAAAAGACGGAGCGCGGTTCAATCGTTCCGGACTGGTCGAACCCCGATGCACTTGACATCCATGAATGCTCGGTTCAGCCCTCAAGCACAAGCCTGTCGCAGGATGGGCGTGTGTTGGGCGTCCAAGACGGTCTGACAGTCTACGCGCCTGTCACTGCGGACGTCAGGGCCGGCGATCGGATTGAGTACGCCGGTGCGGTGTATGCCATAAACGGCGACCCGCTTGTCTGGCCCGGAGTAGCACGGATGCAACATATTCAGTTGAACCTCGTGAGGTGGCGCGGATGAGCGAGATTAGGATCACGTTTAACCCGCAGGGGTTTGCCGAATGTCTCTCTGGCATGGACGGCACTGTCAAGGCAGAGGCGGAGAGGCTTGCGGAAGCTGCAAAGGCTAATCTCCGAGGAAATGGAAGTTATACGGTTGAGGTCGTGCATGAACCGCGCTTCCAAGACTCGGCTTACGGCGTTTCACGTCCCGTCGCGGTGGCGAGGGTTATCGCGGACGCGGCAGCCTCAGCGGACGAAGCAGAAAACAAATCAATGAGCAGGGCGGTGACGGGATGATTATTAACAAGTCGATTGATATCGAGGAAGAGGTCAGAAAAGCATTAATCAGCTATCTGACAGCCTACTGCCGCCCGTTGCCAGCTGAATACGCTCTCCCAAACATACTGATCACGCAGGTCGGCGGCGGGGCATCGCAGACGATTGACACATTTTCGGTTGTTCTGGACTCGAGAGCAGAAACAGAGGCGGCGGCACTTGATTACTTAAACACAGCAACAGCAATTTTGACGGCAGTGGCGAAACAGCAGACAACCGCAATTCGTCATGTTGTCGTTAATTCTTCCGGCTCGTGGGGCGTCGACCCTGTTAGGCCGGACTTGGCGATGTGCTCAGCGCGTGTTGAAGTTGTGGCACATCAGAAGACAATGGAGGTCTAACAAATGGATGTAAAACTTGGGCTTGGCATGGCTACTGGTATGTTCTACCACGCGCCCGCCGGTACGGCGCTTCCGACGTCCCTTTCCGATACTCTTCCACAGACATGGAAGCACGTCGGTGACGTATCAGACGCGGGCATCACTCTCGCGCTGAACAAGTCGGTAACCAATCTTCGGAACTGGGCGAACGTCATCAAGCGCGTCATTCTGACGGATCATGACGAGACGATTCAGGCACCAATCATGGAGACGACAGAAGAAGCGTTAAAGACTGTTGTCGGCGAGGATAATGTTACGACCGGCACGAATACTTTCTCGGTCAATCTTTCCGACAACGAGCTTCCGCCTGAAGAGGCGTTTCTGTGGCTCATGAAGGACGGGGACGACCTGATCGCCATCGGATGCACTAACGGACAGGTGACTGCTGTCGATAACGTATCCTTTGCACCGAACAGCGCCATCAACTGGACGCCTACGATCACGGCGACCGGCGCCGGTTTCCAGCTGATCGTTCAGGGATAAACCACTTGACATGAATAAACGACCGCCAGAAGGAATGATCCAGACGGCGGTCTAGCTTTTTGAAAGGGGTAAAACATGGCAGAATTCACATTAAAACCAAAGGAAATTAAAACGTTGACAGTTAATGTCGGCGACAGATCATTCAGCTTACCGCTTCAGGGGAGCCTGTCAATCAAAGAAATGCTGACGCTCGAAACGCCGGAAGGGACTTACTCATTCATGAAAAAGCACGTCCCAAAGGAAATCTTTGAAGGCCTGAAGGTCGAAGAATACAACGAGCTTCTGAATGTATGGAAAGCTGAGTCGGCAAAAGCAACCGGCAAGACGCCGGGGGAATAATAAGCCTTGCGAAGGCTGTTGAAGAGCATCGCGAGGCGATTGAATACGATCTGCTGACCGAAACAGGGTACGAACTGAACGACATCGGCGGCGCCTTATCGTGGGGCGCGCTTCATTCGTTCGTGCAAAACATCGGGCTGAATTCCGCATTGATGCGCGAGATTAACCCTGATGCGGCGCAGTGGAACAGCACATTGAAGACGAACGCAATACTTGCAGACATATACGATTTACTGGCGGTAATCAACGCGAATATGATTTCGCTTGGGACGCGGAAGACGTCGAAGAAACCGAAGCCGTATCCTCGGCCCGGTGTCGATAGGGCGAACAAAGACGAAAAGCATTTCGGCTCCGGCCCGTTGCCAGTGAACGAACTGCACAAGTGGATAGAAGAAAAGAGGGCTGAATATGCCAGAAATAGCACAGGCCACAATACTGGTCACGCCAGTCCTTGAAGGGGCGCAGCAATCACTAACTGAACAGATGACTCAGGCCGCGACCCCTGCCGGGCAGGAGGCCGGTAAAGCCGCCGGGCAAAGCATGGGACAGAGCCTCGGCGACAGCATGACAAGTGCCGGCGGAGCACTGACGAAAGCCGTAACGGCTCCAATAGCGGCAATTGGCGCGGCGTCCGTTGCGGCTTGGAAAGAAGTCGACACAGGCCTCGACACTATCGTTCAAAAGACCGGGGCGAGCGGTGAAGCACTCGACAGTATGCACGGCATATTGAACAACATTACGGCAAGCATCCCGACAGATTTCGCGACAGCGGGCGCAGCAATCGGTGAAGTGAATACGCGGTTCGGCTTGACCGGGCAGGAACTCGAAGACCTGTCTGGAAAATTCGTTAAATTCGCCGACCTGAACGGGCAGGATGTCAGCAATTCGGTCGATTCCGTCAGCAAAATGATGGCAGCGTTTGGAATGGAAGCGGGCGACGCCGGGAAAATGCTCGATGCCCTGAATGTTGTCGGACAACAGACGGGCGTTGACGTTGGCGGCCTTGCTGATACCGTAGCGGCGAACGCGAAGCAGTTCCAAGAAATGGGGCTGACAGCCGAAGAAGCCGCCTCCTTCCTTGGCTCTATGTCCATGGCTGGTCTCGATTCCGGGACGGCAATGATGGGCATGAAAACTGCAATGAAGAACGCCGCGGCAGAAGGAAAGGGACTCGATGAAGCCCTCGCAGAATTCGAGGAGACGATGCAGGGCAACGGCACCGAATCCGAGAAACTGGCTGCGGCTTATGAACTGTTTGGAACACGTGCCGGCGCAGCAATCGAAAACGCGGTCAGCAACGGGACGATAAGCCTGTCAGATTTCAGCTCGACGCTGGGCGATTTCGAAGGATCCGTCGATGATACATTCGCTGGAACGCTAGGCCCGATGGATAACTTCACGACCATGCTGAACCAGTTGAAATCTACTGGCGCGGAACTCGTTGAGGCTGCCGGCCCGCTCATCACAGACCTGCTCGTGAAGGCAACGGAAGGCGTCCAGATGCTGAGCGAGGCATGGAACAGCCTGAGCCCCGAGATGCAGGAAACCGTTATTGCGGTTGCTGGCATCGCAGCAGTCGCCGGCCCTCTGCTTGTAATCGGAGGCACGATTATCAACGGCATTTCGTCGATCGCTGGCGGGCTGTCCGGGTTGATCCCGAATATTGGAGGCGTCGGAAGCGCAGCCGGAGGCGCGGCACCATCCCTTGAGTCTGCCGGCGCCGGTTTTGTGAATGCGGCGTCCGGAGCTCTGAAGATGATCGGAGCGGCGGCGGCCCTGTATATTGCAGCACAGGCCATTAGCGTACTTGTTGACGCTGCGATAAGGATCACGGAGGCCGGCACACCCGCTATTGCAGTGCTCGCGGGAATGGCGATTGGAATTGGGGCGCTGATGGGCGTCGCGGCAGCACTTGGCCCGGCATTAACTGCCGGCGCGCTTGGGTTTGTCGCGTTCGGCGCGTCAATGCTTATGATTGGCGGCGGCGTTGCTATTGCAAGCGCCGGGATCGCACTGCTTGTCACAGCAGTCACTAGCCTCGTTGAAGTGATAACGTCAAACGCGGAAAATATCAACAGCATCGTTTCGAATATCGGCACAACGGTCAGCGGCGTTGTCGAATCGGTCACCGGTGGCATTTCGCAAATAATTGATTCGATTTCCGGCGGCTTGCAAGGCATCCTTGAAGGTATCGCGGGAATCTTTGACAGCATGGGCGAAGCGGCTCTGAATGCCGGCACGGGATTCGAAAAGCTTGCCGGGGCTGTGAAAGACCTGGTCAACAACACCGGCGTTCTTGACCTGGGCGCTACTATGGGCGCGGTTGCCGGAGGCGTGAAAGACGTCAGCAACGCAGCATCTGGCGCAAGCGCAGGGGCGACGGCGGTCACGAGTTTGACAAAGTCGTTCGCGTCGTTGTCGAAAGGCGCAACAGCATCCGGGCGAGACATGACGGCGTTCGGGAAGGCTGTTGGAACGGCTATGAAAAGCGCCTCGCTGTCTATTTCTTCCGCGAAACTCGGAACCGCGATGAAAAACCAGATGACCGGCGCCGTTCGCGCTGCATCTTCCGGGCTCGCGTCGATCAGGTCGGCATTTTCAAATACGCGATTCAGCTTCACTCAGCATATAGCGGTGCCGCATTTCTCCATGAGCGGAAAGTTTAACGCAGAAACTGGATCAGTGCCGTCGATCAGCACAAGATGGTACGCGAAAGCAGCTGAATACGGTGCGCTGTTCACGAGCCCGCAGATTATTGGCGTCGGCGACGCGGCACAGCCAGAACTTCTGATTGGTGAGCGGAAACTGAAGGAACTGGTCGCAGGTGCTGGCAATGTAACGAACTACATCACCGTTGACGGCGCACGCGATCCGCAGTTGGTTGTGGACGAACTCCTGCGGCAGATGAATATGAGAGTGAGGACGGCTTAATGGCGGAGAAAATAACGCGTATTTTTAACATCGCAAAACCGTATAAGACCGACAAGCCAACCGGACTGTCAATCGTGAGGAACGGGGAAAAGTTCACGTTTGCTTGGAAGTGCGGTGACAAAAACTACGACGACGCGCAGTGCGTGCAGTGGCGTGTGAACGACGGCAAGTGGCACAATATTGAACCCGGAAAGAAAACGGCAAAATCTGTTTCGTTGACGTTCTCAAACTATTATCCTTCTGAAGAGAAAAAACTGAAGACCCTTGAATTTCGCGTTCGCGGCGTTCGAGATGCTTGGACGAAGACGGTCACAAAGAAGGAGACGACGGGTAAGGGCAATAAGAAAAAAACGATCGAAAAGATATATCATTATCGTTACACGCCCTCGATGTCGGACTGGAGTTCGAAGACGTACACCTTCAAAAAGCCAGACAATCCGAAGGCCTCTGCCTCATGGTCAGAAGACTATGTCAACCGCACAACGTTTACCGTCACGGAGGCAGCCCCGACAGACGCGGCGAATGTTTCCTGCCGTGTTGACTGGGAATCGGTTCTCGTCACGAACTGCAATTATACAAGCGGCAAGGACGCGCCTTGGTCTGCATCACAGGCCGGTTGGCTGAAGGGCACGATGTTGGCTTCCGGCGGGTCTAAAGAGATCGACGAAAGCGCACTTGGCACGGCATCCTATACGCGATTTTTCCGGGCGCGTGCAAAAGGTGTGAGAGGTGATTCCGATGAATGGAGTTATGCGAAGCACGTCTATGCGACCCCGAACAAGGCTGATATCACATATGTGAAGGCCACGACGGGCGGAAGCACCTACAATGTTATTGTCAGGTGGAATGCTAACGAGAGCGTTGCAAGACCTATTGACGAAACGACCATCCAATATCTGATCGCCACGCCCACAGCAACAGGCGGCGCACCTTCCGACGGATGGCAAGACAGCGTGACACTCAAGGACACAGAAAAGACCGATGGCACAACGATAGAAGTGCCGAGGGTATGCGGGGAAGACGAAGCCCTGTTTATCAGGGTCGCGACGAAGCACGACACACACGTTTCTGTCAGTGGCGCACGCCGTCCCGCAGTCGGATACGTGGCGGCTCCTTCCGGGCTGACCGCGTCCGTCAATGACACGACGCACAAGGCAGACATTGAGTGCGAGAACAATTCTGACATCCCGGGATCGTTTACGCTCATCTCCGTGATGTACAAGAGCGGCAACAAGACCATAACAAGCCCGGTCGTGATTTTGCCGAAAGGCACAACAAGGGCAACGGGCGTTACACTTCCGACGACCAGAGCCGGAAGTACGCTGACATTTCGGGCGCAGACGTTCGCCGGAAGCTACACCGCCGGAACGACCAAATATACGTCGTACATGTCATCGGCAACAATCACTTACGGGACATCGATCCCGGCGGCTCCTACTGGCCTTGCGCTTTCGTCGACCTCTGTACCGGGCACGGTCCGCGCCACGTGGACATGGTCATGGAGCGCGGCGAACGTTGCGGAGCTGTCGTGGTCTGACCATTCGGACGCATGGCAATCAACAGACGAGCCGTCAACCTACGAGATCGGGCGGAAGGCAACGGCTTGGAATATATCCGGCCTCGAAGCGGGCGTGAAATGGTATGTACGCGTAAGGCTCGGTCTGTCAGATGGTGACGACGTGACGTGGAGCGAGTGGAGTACCGCGAAAGATATAACACTGTCTTCCGCGCCTGTCGTGCCCGTTTTGGAGCTGTCAGCGGGCGTTATTACGGCTCGGGGAACAGTGGATGCATCATGGGTCTATGTGACATCAGACGGGACGGGACAGGCATCTGCGAGGCTTGCGGAAGTTACCTACTCGGGACAGACACCAAGCTATAGAACCATCGCCACAGTTACCACGGCGCAGACCGTCACCGTAAGCGCGCGGCGACAGGGATGGGCGACAGGATCAACGCACCTGCTTGCGGTACGCGTAACAAGCGGAAGCGGGCATCTGTCGGACGACTGGAGCGCACCTGTTCCCGTAATCGTTGCGAATGCGGTCACGTGCACAATCGCCTCCACATCGCTTGAGACGGTCACAGAAACCATTGACGGCGAGACTGATACATTTACCGCATTGACCGAAATGCCGCTGACGCTGACCGTCACAGGCGCGAAGGCGGGCGGTACAACGTCCGTTATCATTGAGCGGGCGGCTGAATATTTCCTTGACCGTCCAGATGAAGAAATATCAAGAGGCTATGAAGGCGAGACCATTGCCGTTTACTCACAGCAGGGTGAATCCACAATCACCATCACGAACGATATGCTCATCGGGCATCTGGATGACGGCGCGAAGTATCGCATCATCGCCACGACACAAGACAGCTACGGTCAAAGCGCATCTGCGACACAGGACTTCCGCGTGAAATGGACTGATCAGGCTGTCATGCCGGACGCGGGCGCAATTATTGATGAAGGCGCGACGTATGCGATTATCATACCGATGCTGCCGAACGACGTACCTGCTACATCCGACACGGAGAACGCCGTCGCAGATATCTATCGGCTTTCGGTGGATAAACCCGTGCTGATATATGAGGGCGCGACTTTTGGCGAAACGTATGTTGATCCTTACCCAACCATCGGAGAGTACGGTGGTCACAGGATCGTGTATCGCAGTAAAAATGGCGACTATATCACGGAAAAAAACACGCTTGCATGGGTCGACCTTGACGAAGCTGACGGGGACTTCCTCGACGTGGACCGCAACATCATTGAATGGGATACGGGCGTTGTAAGACTGACGTATAACATCGATCTGTCAAACTCGTGGACGAAAGACTTCGCGGAGACGCAGTATCTCGGCGGGTCTGTGCAGGGCGACTGGAACCCCGCCGTCCACAGGGAGGGCAGTCTTTCCGGTGTGGCAATCGCTACGGACGACGCTGAGGTCATACAGGCTATGCGGCGGCTCGCTGTCCATGCGGGTATATGTCACATCCGCACGAAGGACGGGTCAAATTATGCAGCGGACGTGCAAGTCAGCGAATCTTACAAGCAGGGCACGGCACACAAAATTGTCGAGTTTTCATTGAAGATAACGAGGGTTGATACACAAGCCCTTGACGGCATGACGCTGGCGGCTTGGGAAGAACTGAACCCGCCTACTTGGGATAATTTCGTGACCGATGAAACGCCGTATTTGATGCGAAAGACAGGAGGA